TCGCATCTGCCATGCCTAGGCGGCGGCAGATGGCGGAAGAGGTGGGATTCGAACCCACGGTACGGTCTCCCGCACGCCGGTTTTCAAGACCGGTTCCTTAAACCACTCGGACACTCTTCCATCCGATTGCAAGTATTCAGCTTTCCTTGTGGTGGGGAAAGCGACAAACCGGCAATTGCTACCGGTTTGCTACCCAATCATTCTGTGGCACGGTTTTTAGCAGCTTTGATCGCGGCGTCAACTTGCTCCGCAGCATTTGCCTGCATCCCCGGCATGACGTGCGAATATAGGTCCAAGGTGATCCCGATCGTCGAGTGGCCAAGGCGCTCGCTGGCGATCTTTGGATGAACGCCGGCAGCCAGAAGCTGGGTAGCATGGCTATGCCGGAGGTCATGGAAGCGGATCCGGGGAAGGGACGTTTTCGCGAGCAACCTGGTCCACTCGTGAGTAAGCGATACCGGTTTCAGCGGCCTGCCGTCGACCTGGGCAATGACGAACGAATCGTCTCCCGGCCGGATGCCAAGCTTCAGTTGTTCCTCAGCCTGAGCAAGCCTATGACGCTTCAACTCCTCTAGCACCGACGAGGACAACGCCACAGTTCGAGACTTGCCTGACTTGGTGGGCTTGTACCGGACCTCTGTCCCTACCTGCTCCGCGCTCTCCCTTACCGCCACGACGGCATTGTGAAGATCAACGTCTTTCCACCGCAGAGCAAGTATTTCGCCTCTCCTGAGGCCGCATAGGGCTGCCAGCAAAGCTGGGATGAAGACGCGGTTCTCGCGAAAGTCGTCAAGCATGGGCCAGATCTTCCAGGCAGAGGAATTGCGTGGTGCCGCGCTCAAGTCCGTCGATGTGAAGAGCGCGACCGACGAACCCTCTCGTTATCTCTCCAACGTTCTCGCATCTGGAAAGTCGCTCGATCACGTCAACGGTTTGGCGAATGAGTTTTCTGAGAAGCTCGCTCGCATGATTGCCAGCATGCCGGCTGATCTTAAGGGTGCGGTCACGATCAACTCAGGTTTCCGTTCGATCGAACGGCAGCAGCAACTGTGGCTCGAGGCGCTCAAGAAATATGGTTCACCGGAGGTAGCGAGAAAGTGGGTGGCACCGCCGGGAAATAGCCAGCACAATGCCGGAAATGCCGCCGATCTCGGTTACAAGTCCGACGCCGCGAGAAGTTGGGTTCATCAAAACGCCGGCACTTTCGGCCTTTCGTTTCCTATGAGCCACGAGCCCTGGCACGTCGAGGACGCCGAGGCTCGCAAGCAATCTAATGCTGACGAGGTCGAGCACCAGACAGCTGCACTCCTTGACCAGTCCGACGCATACCGCCAAATCGTCAGCGGCGCACGCGAGTTCACGACCGCCCAAGGTGTAGAGCGCCAAGCGCTTTCGATGACGGGGCAGCAAGCGGCCGCGTACCGTTATGAGCAGGAAATGCTGGCTCAGGCTCAGCAGTCCGGCATCTCGCTCACGCAACAGCAGCGTGCGGAGATCTCACAATTGGCACAAGGCATGGCCGGCGCAGAGCAGGCTGTCACCTCTTATACGGAGACACAGCAGGCTGCTGCCGAACTCTCTCGCTTCTTTGGGCAACAAGCCGTTTCGGCACTTGGTGGGCTGATCAACGGCACCTTGGATGCGAAGCAAGCACTGTCCCAGCTGCTGGGAACGCTTGCTCAGGCAGTGCTTCAGGCATCCCTCCTTGGCGAGGGCCCTCTCGCTTCGCTGTTCGGTGGCGCGAGGCCATCTGGTGGCCGTGGCGCCGCTGGCGCCTTCACATCCCTCAACCTGTGGAGTGACGTAGGATGACCCTCGCGTATTCAGTAGTTTTTAAAGACAAGGTGCAGATCCTTAGTGACGGAGCGCATTACCTCCCGGACGGCACCCTCGTTCGGGTCGAGAGCAAGATCTATGCGTCCGAGATGCTGCCCCTGGTGGCCGTTCCTATCGGACATTCCGAAGCTGGAGCAAGGATCGCGCATGCAATCACCGATGCTGCCCCTGGTGGCCGTTCCTATCGGACATTCCGAAGCTGGAGCAAGGATCGCGCATGCAATCACCGAGCTCACGGTATGCGGCTCCGTCGACATGACATTGGCACTATCATCGAAGGTGATCAGTGCTCTCGGCTCGGTCGATATTCCAGCGGGCGCTGATTTCGGGCTAATCATAGCCTGCATTTCGGAGACGCGCGGTCCGTGCCACTTTGTCGCCTTCAGCCGGTCCCCGACGTCGGATATTCCTCCGCTGACTCTTGTCCATCCGGGCACCCAGGAAATCGGGAATATCGTGGAACTGACCGTAGCGGATCTGCTGAGCATCGGCATCACGCCGGCAAAGGTTAAAGCTGCCGGCGCGCAGTTCCTTGAGCTCTACGGCCATATGCACAACCAGTCCCGCGATTTCTCGCGGAAGAACGCGGGCGCTCGTTCCGATGACGTCCGAGAATTCACGGAAGTCATGGATGCGCTTCGCACTCGCGACGCCGAAATTAAGGCCTTTGCCGACAAGGCGACGGCCGAAATCAAGGCCACTGGCCAGATGGCCGCTGAAACGAAAAGTGCGCTCGACAAGCTGTCGGCCGACGGCGCCAGCTTGTCGGACCGCCTCCAGACCGTTGAACAGAAGATGTCGCGGCGCTCTTTCGGCCCAGTTGCCGAGAAGTCGATTGGTGAGCGCTTCACCGAGGCCGATGACTTCAAAGCGCTTGCCGAAAAGGGCCGCGGTACCGCTCGCCTAAATCTTAAGGCGACGATCACTTCCGCCTCCGGATCCGCAGGCGAGCTGATCATCCCTGATCGCCGTCCCGAGATCATCCGGCCGCAGGAACGCGAACTTACGATCCGAGATCTTCTTCTCCCGGGCCGCACGAACTCAAATGCAGTGGAGCACATCGTCGAAACGGGTTTCGTCAACATGGCCGCGCCCGTTGCTGAGGGCGCACTTAAGCCGGAGTCGAGCCTTTCTTTCGAGATGGTTACGACGCCGGTCCGGACCATCGCCCACTGGATCCCCGCTTCGAAGCAGGTCCTGAGTGATATTCCAATGCTGATGTCCTACATCGATACCCGTCTCCGCTTCGGCCTTAAGTACAAGGAAGAAGAACAACTGATCCGCGGCGACGGCACGGGCCAGAACATCAAGGGTCTGTCCGAATTCGCCATTCCCTTCGATGAGGGCAGGCTGTCGAAAGTCGGCGACACAGCTCTCGACACGATTCGGCGCGCTATCTTGCAGGTCCGTCTGGCAGAGTACCGTCCGACGTTCATCGTCCTGAACCCCGTAGATTGGGCAGACCTCGAGCTTTCCAAGGATACGGAAGGTCGATACCTCTTCGTCAACGTTCAGGTCGGCGCGACGATGCAGATCTGGCGCCTGACGGTCATCGAGACTACCGCGATGGGCCAAGGTGAGTTCTTGGTCGGCGCGACCATGGGAGCTCAAATCTTCGACCGTGAGGACGCGGCCGTCGAAGTCAGCACCGAGCATGCCGACTTCTTCACTCGCAACCTCGTCGCCATCCGCGCAGAGGAGCGTTTAGCCCTCGCGGTCAACCGCCCAGAAAGCTTCGTCTGGGGGCAGTTCGAGCTGGGCGCTTCGTCGACCATCAATGGCTAATTCGACCGCTAGGGCGGCTTCCAAGCCGCCCTTTTCATTAGGAGGCCGCCATGACTTTAGAACTCATCTCCCCGCCGGCGGAGATCTCGGAAGACCTGTTACAGTCGGTTTGCGATCATCTCCGCCGCTATGCTGATCTCGCGGCCATGCCAGAGATCGCTCCACCCGACCTCGCATATATTCGAGAGCTGACACGTGCAGCGATTTGCGCGATCGACGGACCTAAGGGCTGGCTGGGTCGCTGTTTGGTGACGCAGACGTGGAAGATTGCAGCTGACAACTTCTTGCCTGAGATGCAGCTTGCTCTCCCCCCGGTGCGCTCTGTCGAGAGCGTGCGCTACATTGACGAGGCGGGTACGTGGCAGACGGTCGCCCCAGAAGCTTATCGGCTATTCGGCGCCGGCGCCTGGTCATCTGAGCTCGCGCCGGCTTTCGGTCTTTCTCGGCCGTCCACAAGGAGCGAACGCGGCGCCGTGGAGATCACCGTCATCAGCGGCTACGGCGACAGCGTCGAAGATGTCCCGGCGTCACTTCGGCATGGAATCCGACTCTTAGTGGCGCACTGGTACCTTGAGCGGCAGCCCATTACGTTCTCGACCCCTCATCAGATCCCGATTGGGCTGCGCGACGTTTTTCAGCCGTATCGCGTCTACAGGTGACGCCATGTCCTACAAACGCAAACGTACCGCGGAGATTTTAGAGATGGCGAAAAGATCGAAAATTTCAGGCATATCCAGTGCCAAAAATGCGTTCCGGCAAGTTACCTCCGGGCTGACCGTCCCTGTTAATCAAGCCAGCCGGAAGGCACTGCAGCCAATGCTGAAGGCGGCAAAGGACAACCTCCGCGCCAATGGCTCGGTAGAGTCTGGAGAGTTGCTCGAGCTCCTTACCATCCAGCAGGACAAGACCGCGCAGAAGGACAAGCCCACGCATGTTGTCGGCCCTTCCAGCCGAAAGCCGGGCTATCGCTCCGCTCACCTCGTGGAGCTTGGAGTCGCGCCGCATTTCCAACCGGAGCTCAACCGTATGCACCCGGGGGCACCCGCGAAGCCGTTCCTGCGTCCAGCCTACGAAGAGACTAAAGACGAGGCGGTGAAGCGCTTCGGGGAGTCCATCGGACCGGCAATCGAAAAGCGCGCCGCCCGGCTTGCCAAGAAGCGGAGCAAGAAATGAGCGCGCTGTCTATCGTAATCCAGTTGCTCAAAACAGAGCTTCCCTCGCCAGTTTATCCGCTCGTGGTCCCGCAGACAGCGGCGCTGCCATTCGTCGTCGTCAGCGTGATACATGAGGCGCAGGATATCGTGCTCGAGGGAGCCAACCCCGCGTTCGTGGCGCGGCTGTCGATCGCCTGTCATGGAGCCGATGCCGCCGGCATGGATGCGGTGGGCGAGCAGGTCAAAGGGATACTTGAGACAGTCGTCAACCGGACGCTGATCGACACCAGTGGTCAACCCACTGCCGGAGCGACATTCTGGAAAGAAGGCTCAGACATTTCAGACTTCTCCGAAGACCGGAGTGTCTTCCGTCGGATCATGGATTGGCGGATGCGCTGGTGGAGGATTGCATGAGGCCTGGTACTTTCGATCGCGTCATCACAGTTGAGCGCCAATCACCCACCGGTACCGAGGATGCTCTGGGCCAACCAGTCCTCGTATGGCAGCCCGTCTGGAAGGCATGGGCCTCGCTTGCGAATAAGTCTGAAGACGAAGCATTCGCGGCCTCGCAACGCTACGCCAAGCGCGTGGTGACCTTCTCTACCTACTGGAATGAAAACCTCAAGGAAACCGACCGGATTGAATGCGGCGGCCGGCGGTACGACATCCGCGGCATACGCGAGATCGGCTTCAAAGAGGGGGTCGAGATCGCAGCGGAATGGCAGGACTAACATATGGCCTATCTTGATGAATACGTTCGCGATAGAGCTAGCCGGTCTCTTGAACGGCATGACCGAAACCTCAGCCACTGGTCGAACTCCGCCCCGCCGCCTTCGCCTGCACCTGTCTCCTACAAACGTTCGCTAACGGGACAGGCGCGGGCCGCCGTCATCCAACACGCCGCCGGCATGCTCAAGGTGTTCAACCTCTCGCCCTTTCAGCACGAGGGTCCAGTCCGCCACGGCCTCCGCTCCGGCTTTTGTTCGCAGGGGCGCGCGTGGGCTTGGGCGGATTATGAAGCCAATGAGATCGTCCAGGCTGCCCTTCGGCAGCTCGGTGCTGAGCGGCCGTCCTGGTATCAGGGACAACCCGAGTACGTTGTGCCTAATGAAAACTGCAAGAGGTGCCGGCGGCCGCTTGATGATGAGCAGATTGCCTCTTGCAAGAGGTACTGCTGTAACGCCTGCGAAAGTTCCTCCAAACAGTACCATTCAAGCGTACACGGGTACATGGAGCGGCTCGTCACAATCCAGACGAACTACCGGGCTGCCAAGGCCGTGGTCACACCTAAAACATGTGCCCACTGCAACAAGACGTTCCGGTCCCTCAAGGCGGGCACCCGCTATTGCTCAAAAGCTTGCGCCGGAGCAGCCCGGGAGAACCATTACCAGAGGAAGACCTGCCAGAACTGCCATACGCAATTCCTTCATCGGACGGTGAAGAACCGCCCCGGACACTGGTGTTCTACGGCCTGCTTCATTGAGGGCAGGGCGAAGGATCTTCCAGCGTGTACCTGTCAGGAATGCAGCACGGAGTTCTGGCCGAAGCTGCCGAGGCAAAAATTCTGCTGTCAGAAGTGCGGGCAGAAGAATTCTTTGCGGCGCAGGAAAGAAGCGTTGCCGCCTCGTTTCGATGCCAGGCGGTGCGACTGTTGTAACGTGTTCTTCCACCCCGATCGAGCGGCCGGCCGCTTCTGTTCTAAAGCCTGCAACATCAAGTTCTACAATACGCGACGCAAAGCCGCCTAATGATTCCAGGTATCCTGGTGAGCCCGCTCCCACGAAGGGAGCGGGCTTTTTGCCGCCCGCATTAGAACCCTGCAGATCTGCAGGTTGACTGGCGGAGGCGACGGCGGCAGCATAGCCCACATGGAAAAGATGATCCGCGCAGGCTTTGTATCGCCAACCCTTTCGCTGGAACAAGACATCACCGTTGATGAGCTGCTCGATCTGATGGCGGAGCACGTCTCCCTATTTGAAGAGTTCGCGAAAGCCGGTGAAATGCTCATGACCAGTGTTTGGGACGCCGGCCGGTACGACGGGACAGGCTGGTATGTTTGGTTCGTCCGAAAAGAGGACGAACTGGTCCTGCATTAACGTCATCCGACGAAACTCGTCCCATGTCAGCTCAAGTGACTGATCACGAATTTCGTGAGTGGGCAGCGACTGGCCTGGTCACTTCACGTTGTCGAGGGACCGACCCGCATTACGATAGATATGCCCTCCGCCTGTGCGTACGGGCATGCCTCTACGATTTGCGCCCAAAGCCGCGTTGCTTTGGTCCGATCATCCATTCTAAAGTGAACTTGGATAGTTGGAGCTACTCCGCCGCCCATGCTCGGATTGACTCCTCCGTGAAAGGAGACAAGATCGATTTCCTCGACCTCCAAGTCTCCGCTTCGAGCCAGATCACCAATAGCAGCGCCTACTTCCGCACTAGCTTTCGAAGCCTTTTCTATCCAAGTTTCTTTCATCGATCTGCTTTCATACTGCAGTTGCCCGAAGGTATGCATCTTCACCAGCCTGCCGAGCTTCTCCGATCTCGCGGTATCGATCGGGAAGCTCCACTCCGAGAACGATCACCGAGTAAATGCCTCGGTTGCTGTGCGTATGGTTCTTATGCTTCAGTATAGTTGCCACCACGTCGCCGCCAACGACGCCTTGCGACGATCGCTTGTGCCCATGCGGTTCCCACAATATCATAACGGCGACCTCCTTAGTCCAACCCGCGAAACCGCAATATCCGAACGTGCTCAGAAGCGCCCCATGAGTTTGTCGTAGGCGTAGGCGCCGGCGACGCTTAGCGCAAGGGACGAAGCCAGTCCGATGCAAGCGCGGATAAGGCGCTTTGATTTTTTGTCTGCTAAGCGCTGAATTTGCTCGTGGTCGTTCTTGTAGATTCCAAAGGAGACACGGTTTCCGCGCACCTCGGTTAGAAGGAATGACAGCGTGACCGCCGGAACCACAGAAAAAATGATTCCGGTTGCCAGGAAGAGCAAGGTCGACATGCCGGCCATATACGGCGCAGATCGATCTATCATCAAATCAACTTTCTCCTGCAGAGAAAGGCGGCTTAGGGCTTCGGTGCTAGTCCAGCCATAGTATGAACCAAACAAATACACACCTAACGAAAAGGATATCGCTGTCGCACTGAAGACGGTTACTGGTAAGACAGAACCCAGCATCGCTGTGTCGTGTTTGATGAACTTCACATTATTTGGCTGATCGTACTGGTGCTTCACTACAGAGATTAGGGAGTTCAAGCAATCTTCGGCGAAAACCCTGTTATAGTATTCGATTTCGCACCTCGCCCTATCGTATATGTCCTGTTTTCGGAGGATGGAGTCTCGGGCGCTCAAGAATTGTTCTACCGCAAATGCCAGCGACACCTTTTCCCTGGTCGGGGTGCTTATGCCCGGATAGTTCATCAAAAAAATAGCTCGATGCTCAGGAACTCGGTTGTGGCATCACCGCGAGGCGACAATTCTAAGAGCCTTTCGATGCTGCTCGTCTTGAAGCCGCGTCCATTGGAGAACCTGATCTCATAGCGGCTCGAAGCTAAGCGACCGGAATTTTGTCCTTCAACCCGCTCAATGAGCGCTGCCTCGATCCCGCTTACCACTTCCGTCGATATATGGATGTTGCCTTTGAATGCGTATTCGAGCTTGTCCTTCCCACTGATAAGTCTTCCTAAGAAATCGCCGAACTCCGTCCGAGTGACCGGCAGCCTCAGATCAAGGCTTTCGTCTGGAGAGGTTGGATCGAAAACGTCGAAACCATCTGGCACGTCATGCACTCCCTTCGCCTGGATCCGCCCGACCATCGAAACGCAAGCCTGGGGCCAAGCATCGTAGAAAGGGAAGGGTGAAGCTGCCAGAGCACGTAGTCAGTTGCAAGCCGATGTCACCACAATCCACTACCGTGAACGTCGCAGGAACAAGTTTGCTACCTATTTGCTACCCAACGCGGTAGCATCAGGCGAAATCGAACGGGACAATCCGGTACCGCTGCCTGATAAAAGCCAAACAAAGCAGGGCCTGTGGGGAAGGGCGAGGACAATGGAAGATGCCGCGAACCGAATTTCAAGACCGGTTCCTTAAACCACTCGGACACTCTTCCATCCGATCGAAACTGCCGGTACCGTGTTGGAATACCCCAAAAAGGCGTTGACCAGCGGGTTTCACTCGATCGTGCG